AGAGTCCTAAACTGACGGCTCGTATAATCAATCCTCTTAGTCACTTTCACTACTTCAAACCGAACACCCGGGATGGCAAACATTTCCTTCTCCTTCGGAAAGTTCGTCAGTTTGTTAGAGACCGGAATAAACCCCTTGCTCCCCTTTGGTAGGTTGAGTTCAAATATAACCGCATCCGCGGTATGTTCTGATTCAACCTTGCCACGCATCGCGAATTTTCCCGCCACCTTCGGCTCGAATGAATATGACTTTATATTGTCATGAGATATAATGGAGCCCGGTTGTAAAGAATCGAGGTATTCGGGTGCCAACCCAGTCCCTCGATATAATGTCGCATCTTCTCGTATTGGAGTGCTTCCAAGTTTGACAATAGCGTCGAGTTGGTCCTTGATAGATTCCCCCTTGTAGCGTTTCGGAAAATCACGCTCTATTTCTCGCATCGATTTTTCGTCACCTGCGCTTCGGGCCTTGGCATACTTTTGAAGCGCGATTCCCCCTGCGCCATCTGAGGTATATTTTTGAATGCCCTTTCCCGCATCGGAACGAACATCTATATTGAAATCCTTCAATACAGAGGTTCGAACACTACTATAAGAAAATACTGGGTATCTATAGACTTCTTTATACGCCTCGCCAGCAGAATTCAACGCTACCGTTACCCCAGTCGGAGCAAAGTGCCCTTCAACTTCCTTCGGTTTCGGCTTGGGTTTTGCCTTTGGACTGTCTTTCACTTTGTCCTCCAACACTTCTATGCGTTGGAGACCCTTTGCGTCCAGCAGTTTGCGCCAGCGTTCCACTTCTGACGCATTATTTACGAATATAGCATCAACATCATCAATAGTGATGCGACCAAAGACTTGGGCCTCGATGTAGGTGTCCCTTACATCTATCGCTTCCTCAATACTGCTGGCTGATTTGAGCCGCTCAATGTATCTTTTAAGATTCTTCTTACCACCTCCAATATGCTCATTGACTCCCTTCAAACCAGTGAAAAGTCGATAATCTGGGTCAGACAAATTCACAGGCAAGGCCAACTTATCCCCCGCATTATTGAGACCAGAGTCTCCGAATACCGCAGTTGCGCGACCCTCTATTCTATTCCTATTCAACCGAATGGTCACATCCCCATAAGCATCGACAGACATACCCTTCGCTCCACGAGGCATATCCCCTGTGGCATAAAACCCATACTTTGGAAAGGGGTCGTCTCCATGCTCCCCTCTCGGGTCCGCATCTATATTCCAAAGGAAAGTTTCCAATTGCTCCCTTTCAGAGTCACCATCAATAATAAAATCAGCAGCATTCTTCGGGCGAGAATGAGTCGTTCTCACTTTGTCGCCATCAATAACCTGTTTTACGGGTTCCTCAGGCATGCGAATGAACACATTCGCGCTATCCAGCAGTTTGCGAGCAAGTTTCTTGCCCTCCGCTTTGCTTATTTCGATGCCCGCATCCTTCATATAGTCTTCGACGGTATCAATCCTCTCCCAAAACTCCTCTGCTTTATCATAGTCCTCAGTAAATATGTTCTCCGCAATCACATATTTCAAATCGTCCGAAATCGTGTCGTCATACACCACCACACCATCAGAAGTCGAACCCCTTACCTCAGTTGAAACAGGATGCTCTACATCTTCCTTCGGTTTCGACTTCGGCTTCGGTTTCGGTTTCACGACGGGCAGTTCCCCGTCTAAGTCATCATATCCGTTGCGACCAACGCGCTTCAATATGTTTTCAAACGCGCGGACTGTATTAGGAGCGAAGTGCTTCACAAACTCGAACATTTCCACCCGTCCCCTACGCGACAAGACAACATAGTTCGCAAATGCCTCAGTAGTGTTGCCATCAGTCAGCCCATACATCGGGCGCTTCCCTTGTTTGTCCTTCAATTTCGTGCGCTTCCCATAATATCTATCCGTATGTCCCCACCCTGCACGGTTGCGAGTCAAAGCGCCAAAGAAATCGAAGAACATCACATGATGAGAAATGTCCTCTCTGTCGCTGAAAGGCAGGTAGCGTAGAAACATCTTGATGTCCCTGCGCTCCAGCGACATCCCTATGTTGAATATACGAGGCACTATAACCCCATTGAACAAATCGGGGTGCTTGCTCTTTCTCCGAGCAGAAAGCCATTCGCTGTAATCACCCAACCCAAACTCCTCACGAAACTCCCGAAGATTAACAGGCGAGTCGAAGAACTCCGTTGCCAACCCAAGCGTCTCGTCAATATCCTTCCCCTGCGCCTTTGCCTGAAACGCCTTGCGGCGCGCTACTATATCCGGGTCACCGATGTCATCCCAAGGCTCCACGATAGATTGCCACGCTCCTTTACTGTCGATGTAACCAGACGATGCGTAGGCAGAATCCCAGTTCTTTGGGTCGCTACGCTTCATGCCCATCAGTTTAAGGTCCTCCAATATATCATCGATTGCTTCGGAACTGCGGTATGAAGATTTCGTTATGTGATGGGGCGATGTATTGTGGTCTATGTAGTGCCCCATCTCATGCATGAAAATATCCCCGTCAAAGTCATCACCGGGCACATTGCTCGTGTAGTTATCCCTATCTACCTTGCCACCTATAGCCACCCTAATGTCATACCTATGATACGCAGACCCGGAACCTGACTTATAATCGACGGTAAGTTTGCCGCCCTTCGACGAGACTATTTTCGCGGCAAGGGCACGGTCAAGAACATCATCGATTCGACCGCTATTGGCGTTTATCATGTCTTCCGCCACTTCCTTATGACGATGGGCAAACTTCTTGTGTCTTTCCGCCGCAACCTTGAACAAACTTTCCTCATGATTGTATTCGAGGTCAATGTCCGACAAATCGACCTCAGTCGCCGGCTCCGGTTCGGGCTTCGGCTTTGGCTTCGGCTCCGGTTTTGGTTTGGGCTCCGGCTTTGGTTTGGGCTCCGGCGGGGACGGCGGCTTGCCAGTTCCCCCATCATCCAATACGCCCACTTGCCTAATCATGCGACGAAGTTCTGTTGATGGAATCTGAACAAATTCCGCTTGCGTCTTACCAGTGTAGAACCCGTTCTTAAACCCGGGCTTGTCCTTCAAATAACGCGCTACTACCCCATCGCGGAATGTGACTACTGCGCCAGCACGGATTGAACGAACTAATGCGTTGCGTTCATCCCTGCTCAACCCTGCGCTGGCAAACTCTGGAACACTTCCCTCCGCTTCCTCATCAAACGCGCCTTCCGCCTCCAACTTGTCGGCCTCCTGCTCCGTAATAATCTCAGTTGTAATAACGCAACGGCACTGAATAACATTCGCGGGCAGTCCAGACGGGTCGCCCGGATACAACAGGGGCCCCAGAATAGTCAAGAAACGCTCACCCAAACCCCTTCCTTTTGGGTTCATAGCAGGTATCAATCGATGGGCGTGGCGAGTCCGACTGTCATGAGAATAATGCCAGTGCCGTCGAATGAGACGCTCATCCACCTGTCCCTCATCGACCGCTTGGTCCCACATCTCCTTTGCGCCCTCATTAGTGGCGCGGAGCGCCTCAGTTCGCGCTATAACCTCCGACCGGTATTTGATATAGCGTTGCCTGTATCGCTCCGTCAGCGTATCTATACGCTCCGCATCAAGAGCCTCGCCCGCTCTAAAAGCGCGCTTCACGCCCCCATCATAGCGTCTGTCACGCAACTTGCGTCGGAACACCTCCGGGGAGTTGTCTTTAAGCCCGTTGCGATAGTTGGCTACCGCCTGCTCCTGGGTTGGCGTGAGCCCTATACTATCCCGAAAATCACGCGCTACATCGCGCGGGTTGCGGCCTTCTTGAACGCCACGAAGTATCGCTTGGCGAGTTGTCTCCCTCTGGGTATCAGTAAAGTTGCGGACAAGCCTTAGTTCATTCGCGCGCGCCATTTCCACCGCATTCTCATTCACGACATCGAAACGAACACTCACAAGCGGTATCTTGTCCGCTATTTCCTTCGCCTGTTTCACGCCAGCATTCACGAACATCTGCGTCCGAGTTTTCGCGAAGTTGCGCGAAAACGCGTTAGGCACTATTTCGTCTATATGCGCCAGCGCCGCGTCCAACTGTCCCGCGGCAATCAAAGCAGTTATATGCTCCAAATCTACGCTGTCTTTTATGCGATAGACCGACTGCATGAACGCCTTGCGAAGCGAGGTCTCTTGCGACGAGAGCAGGGCGCGAAGACGCGCCAACTGCTCCCTGCGCGATATGGCTTTTGATATATTGGCGCCTACATCCAACACTGCATTATTCCTGCCCGAGGTCCCCGCCAGCGCCTTTGTTACCGCCGTCATTGCCCTCGTCGCCTGCCTTTGGAGCGTTATTCAACCCCATTTCCTTTACTTCCCGCGTCTTGTCAAGTAGCGCAAGTTCGTCCTTCGTCATCTGCGGCCAGTCAAATCGGTCGCGTATGAACTCCTCCATAGTTTCAGACGGAAACACGCTCATACCAGCGCGCGACAACTGCTCCAGAGAACTGCTGAACTCGGTCAATGACTCTCTCAATAATGGAGAGTGTCCTATAACTGGCACGGCGTCCATATCATTCCCATTCATAGCCCATACCGGAACAACAACCTGGCGCTGAATAGTGTCCTTCAATATCGTCAGCCACCCCTTCAAGCAGTGCTCAAATATAGTGCTCTTGTCTTTGCCGAGACTATACGCTCCCCCGCTCGAGGTTCCGAGCATTACGAAGTCAGCCATCATACTGCGCGCTACATTTATTTCGTGGCGCATGACAATAGAGTTCGTGTCAATCGAACGGGAGCCCCCACTCGAAAGCAGTTGTAGTTCCACTTTCGGAATTGATGTAGGCTTGTCCTCTCCATCAAGGTAGGTATCGGAGGGTATCAAGATGCCTCCCTGCTCATTGAACCTAACATTCTTCGCAACATCGAGGTAGGCGTTGCGCGTTGCGACCGCTGTTGCGTCACCAGCAGCGGCGGACCTAAGTATTTCGTCAGGTATCTTCATAACCGGCAAGCCAGCAAGTTCCCGCTCTATGCCAATCGCTTCTATGCGCTCTACATTTCGCGCGAAATACCACGACCTATACGCGTTGCGAAGCAAACTGCGGCCATCCGGCGCCCCTCGCTCCGCTGATGTTCGGAAATGGACGCATTTATCCATAGGCATCCTCGCAATTCCTATCTGGGTATTCGTGTATTGTTCAACCGCTTCCAAGTTGCCGTTCGAGTCATAGACCCATTTGTATATGCTTTCCTGGGGCCGATGCGCTATCTTAGCCAACCCCACTTTCCCATCCGGGTAAATGCTGTTGTCCGCCATCCGAACCTTATACACGAGTTCGGACAGTGAAAAACCGAACACGAAGAACGAAAGCGAGTTGGAAATAAACTCGTTCCACGAATGGTCCATGTCCTCAAAAAGCACCTGCTCCATGAACTCTATCCCCTCCTCTTTCGTATCCTCCGTTTCGTCAATGCGCCACACTACGCTATCGAGGAACATGCGAATAGCGTATAAGATGCCCCCAATAATGGGACTGCTCTCGGACATTTGCCTGTAAGTAAGAGCACCCCTGCTCCCCGAAAGCGAGTCGAGCAAACTGTCCTCGAGCAGATAAGATTCTCCACCAGAGTTATTGACAAACGAGGTTCCGATTTCCCTCGACGAGGGCTTTCTCGGTTGTCTTACTTCGCGCGGGGAGCGTTTGAAGAAGTCAGATAGTGGCATGTTTGCCTCCGAATGGAGATGAGAGTTTAACTACCGCGGGATTGGCTAACTTGCCCGAGGGCAGTTTCTTGACCATCAACTTTGTCAAGCCATGCACGAGCGCGTCCAATCTATCCGGGCTCTTGGAATCCATCAACGGCTCCCAAGAGCATAACTGGTCTTCCAAGTCGGGCAGTTCATTGAAGTGGCTCACGCGCCCCTGTTCATAGAAATGCGCTATGGGTTCCGCTCGCAGGTATTTCCCTTTTCGCGCCACTACTTTGCGAACCGGTATATTGGGATTGACGATGCGGACATTATTGAGCACGAGGTCTCCACCGTTGTTCGTTTCCGCGAGCACGAAGTTCGCGTCCCACTTGTCAAACAACTCGATGGCTTTGTTCGCCCACCCGGCAGGGGAATACTTCCCGCTCGCGTCCTGTAAAACCCACCCGTGACCCTTGCCATCAACCCCCACTACAATAATCCCCGTCTCATCGCTTTCCTCGGTAGCAGTTACCGCCGGGTCGATTGACACTACAACTGCTCTCATATCGGGCAGTTCCTCCCTGCCCCCCATAACACGGTTCTTGTCAATCCAACCGCGCCTCCATAACGCGCCTTCCGCCTCGTCGAGAAGTTCCCCATGCAGTTCCTGACGCCCAAGTGAGGTGCCTTCATACGCCTTCACAATAGAGTCAAAGAAGGACTTCGACAAGTTCTCTCTGTTTTCATAGGTCGAGGAACGCGTTATGACAGTTTCCCCATGTTTGTTATCGACAATTTCCTTTATCAGTTTGAGGGGACGCGGAGTGGTTGTTATTAAGCACAAACACCGGCGACCCAAACGGAGGCCGAAACGCATCATATCCCATGTTTCACGCATGCGTTTCCAAGCCGCGAGTTCATCGCACCACGCAAATTGATGTTGCGGTCCCCGCAAGCGATTTGGCTCTTCCGCGCTATACAACTTTATGACCGCACCATTCGCCCACCGAATGCTCCGTGTTGATACTTGGTATCGCGGCATGCCCATCCTGTTTCCCTTGTAGTCGCGGTCACGGGAATGACAAACGGAGAGCAGCCCGCTTTCACCCTCCACCATCACATCCCGGACATCCGCGGCAGTTGCCCCAACAAACGCTCCTCGGTCATACCCTCGGCGAACAAGTTCTCGAGTCGCTTCTGCCGCGGCCCGTGTTTTTCCACTCCCCCTGCCTGCCATAAACAACCAATTCACCCAATCCTCGCCGTCCGGTATCTGCTGGTCCTTCCGCCCAACTGGGGTTCCATACAACTCTCCCGTCCAATCATACTTCACATGCTCGGACTCCAACATTCGGAGGCGTTCATGAGCGGCCATAATAGCCGCGCGCCGCAGTTGTTCTACCCCTGCTTTGGGAGTCACGATGTCAAACATAGCGGCGCAAGTGTAGCATATTTTCCTACGCTACAAATACGCTCCCCATGCGCTCCCCAAACTGCGCTACAAATACGCTCCCCACTTGCTCCCCCAAACTGCGCGAATTTTGCGCGGTTTGCGCGACACCCCAGTTTGACTCCCCATGTTGCGTGACCCGCGCATTTTGGGGGAATTTTTTCACTATTTTCGCGTAAGTTGTTGTTTTATAAGGAATCTTTTTCACGAAAAAAGTTTGCGTTTTGAGTCCCAACACGGGGAATCCGTGTAAAATGCGAGTTGTAGTAGCGCGCAACTGCGCTACCACGCAACTGCGCTACCGCGCTAATTTAACATGCAACTGAGGCATACTGAAATGAACGCTATTACTCACAACCAATACATCGTCCGCGTCGCGCGCGAGGAGTATGAATATCCGTGCAATGTGGAGAGCACTTACTACCTGCTCCAACACGACAAACGCACTATCCCCGATGAGGTAAGCGGGAAACATAATGCTACAAAGTTCCCGTCCTACTCGGACGCGAAGAACGCTATGAAGTCATACTGCATGGCGTTCGCAAAGCATGCTACCCGAAAAGACTCCGTTGTCTCATTAGTGGAGCAGGGTGTTCCTTCGAAGATTAAGTTTGCGACCCGCGTATCGGACTGGGCTCGTAAGTAAAGTCGAAACTACGCTGTTGCTCACAACAGCGTAGTCGCGCATGCATGAGCAACATGCGCCTGATGAGACTGCTCACAACCCATGCAACTGAGGCATACCGAAATGAACGCTACTACTCACAACCGCGCCCCCGGAGGCGCAAATGCTATGGCTATCACGAAGACTTTACGCGGCCGCAAATACCGTGTAATGAAGTGGTCCGCAGGCCGCTTAATCAACGCCGACTATCGCCCGAGTATCGAAGACCGCAGGTTTGTCGGTCAGTGGTATGACGGCCGCGAGGATGACTTCACTCGCAATTACGGCAATGTATATCGTCTCACCGACGGCAGTTATATCGCAACTGGTTGCGGCGATAAAAATTCCGAGTTTGGGCGATACCTCAGCGACGGCGAAACCCGCGAGGGTCGCGCAATGATTATTATCGACAGTAAGGCTAACCTGCAGCGATGGGCTGTCGGCCGCGACATCAATTGGCGGGACACCCCTGCACCTCCCCGCTCCCGACTGGGCTTTCGCTACTAATCGGAGTAAAGTCGAAACTACGCTGTGGCTCCCCACGGCGTAGTCGCGCAAACATGAGCAACTGCGCCTGATGAGACTGCTCACAACCCATGCAACTGAGGCATACTGAAATGAACGCTACTACTCACACCCAATACATCGTCCGCGTCACGCGCGACGAGTATATCTATGGGCGCTATATGGAGTGCACCTACTACCTGCTCCAACACGACGGACGCGCTATCCCCGAAGAAGTCGGCGGGGAACATTATGCTACAAAGTTCCCGTCCTACTCGGACGCGGAGAGCGCTATGAAGTCATACTGCGAAGCGTTCGCAAACCACGCTACCCGAAAAGACTCCATTATCTCATTAGTGGAGCAGGTTGTTAATTCGGATATTAAGTTTGCGACCCGCGTCTCAACCCTGGGCTCGTAAGTAAAGTCGAAACTACGCTATGGAGAGTCATAGCGTAGTCGCGCAAACATGAGCAACTGCGCCTGATGAGACTGCTCACAACCCATGCAACTGAGGCATACTGAAATGAACGCTACTACTGACAACCTGACGAAGTTCAAACGGTTCGACTGGAACAAAATCGAGGTATTCCGACACGGGGAATACTTAGGTCCAATTCTAATGCGACTCGGCACTGACAAGGGTCCCGACGGACTGCTGGTCGAGAAATGGACGGTAAACCTCTCTCACATGCGCGACGGCAAGTTGCCGGGTGAGAAACAAGCGAAAGTGTTTGCTACGCTGAAAGAAGCGAAGCGTTATGCGAAGGAGCAGGCACCTGCCGCGTTCAAAGCGGTGCTTAACTATTACCGCAAACACCAGCCGAGTGAATACGAACGACTCCAAACGATGCTTCAAAACACTATTGAGACACTCGCGGCGGAGTGAAGTCGAAACTACGCTATGACTCTCCATAGCGTAGTCTTGCATGCATGAGCAACATGCAACTGACGAGACTGCTCACAACCGCGCTAATGGAGGCGCAACTACTATGAACACGAAAGCCCACGACATCCTACATAATGCCAACCTCCACGATACTCACTGGGGGCAACGCATCATTAACGCAGAGCAAGTCGGACATTTCGACTTCGACGACTGCCGCGACGCGGACCAGTGGCCAACCTGCGCTTGCGGCAAGACCTACGCTAACATAGAGCGAGAGGGCTGGGAAGACGGAATCGAAGGTCAGCCTACCGATGCCCAGTTGTTATCCCTCGGCAACTTGTTCAATAAACATGTCCGCGATGACAACTTCGCGGCTGCGGCTCAAACACTCGTCGATATTGAGATGCGAGCAAGTGAGGTCGCGCGCTAATACGAGTCGAAACTACGCTATGGAGAGTCATAGCGTAGTCTTGCATGCACGAGCAACATGCAACTGACGAGACTGCTCAACAACCTTCGATATGAGGCATACTGATATGAACATTCCGACTCACAACACGGAAACGCGCTCCGGAGGCGCAACTGCTATGAACACGAAGCCCAAAGCAACCGCAAAGCCGCAAAGCGCGGCGCAAGCGAAGCGAGCAGCCGATGCCGCCAAAAAGGCAGGCAAAGCGCAAGCGAAGCCGAAAGCACAAGTGAAGCCCAAGGCACAGCCCAAGCCGAAAGCACAAGCGAAGCCCAAGGCACAGCCCAAGCCGAAAGCGAAACAACGCGACCGCAACGCTCCCCGTAAGAAATGGAGCGCAGAGGAGCAGTGCTCCCTCGCAAACTGCGCTAAGAAGGGTCGCGTTCGCAAAGCGTTTGGAGGTAAGCGCATGTGCGGCGTCCATTATCGCGCGAAAAAGGCCGCGTAAAGTCGAAACTACGCTATGGAGAGTCATAGCGTAGTCTTGCATGCACGAGCAACATGCAACTGACGAGACTGCTCAATAACCTTCAATATGAGGCATACTGATATGAACATTCCGACTCACAACACGGAAACGCGCTCTGGCGGTGAGGTTGATAACAACCTCAATCGTGCCGCAGGCCTTCCCAAGGTCCGATACGCATTTGACAAAGCCCTTGATTGTATCAAGGCTCCCTTCATGCGACGCGACCTCCAAGCAACTCTGACTGTGGTCGATGAACTGCGCGCTCAAGTCAAAGTGCTCTTTCAGCACAACGCGACTCCGCAACTGTCCGATGCTGACGAACAACGCATCCTGGAGTGCGTAAAAGCGGCAAAGGACGCCGCCGAAGACGCCGTCACCGCCCATGATGAGGCATCAGAAGCCCTCGATGAGATAGAGTCTCAGTTGGAGTCCGCGCGCACCGACATGAAAGACTGTGAATTATTAGCGGACAAGGCGCGAGAGGCGTTCATCGACGCGCTTGGGCTCGCGAAGCAACTCGGCGCTGATGTGTCCCAGTTTGAATAACACAAGTCACCTCAGTTGTAGCCCCGCTTCGTGCGGGGCTTTTTTTTGAGCGCGCTCCCCGTGTTGCGCTCTCCATAACGCGCTCCCCGTGTTGCGCTCTCCATAACGCGCTCCCCCTACTACGCCCCAAAGCGCGCAAAGCGCGCAAATCCCCCCAAATTCGCTCCTGTCAGCGCGTTTTACGCTCCCCTAATGCGTTTGTAGCAACATGCGCACAAAAGCGAGCCAACGCGCTTACGCTCGCGATTTTTCGCTATTTGCGCTCCCCGCTACGCCCCAAAGCGCGCAAATTAGCGAGCGTAGAGCGTTTGTAGCGCGTTTCCCCCTGCTAATAGGGTTGCGCTCCCTGCTACGAGTTTGGAGGCGCAGGCAACGCGTCACGCTTCTCCACTACTTCCCCCTCAATAAGACGGGGGTCGAAATCCGAACCCAGGAACGCTCGTATCTGGTCCTCGTCCATCTGCGACAACTCGGCAACAGTCACTTCCTTCTTATCAATCATAAGACCATGCAACTTTGCGAGCCCCATAGCCGCTGACATTTCCGTCTTGAGGTCGCCAGACATCTTTGCGCGAGCATGGGTGTCGAGAAGCATGTCCGTTATACGCTCCTTCGTCATGTTCAAACGCGCTGACTGTATTTGACACTCCTCCTTTATCGCTTCCTGTATCCGTGGGTCCGCCAGCAGGGAATTCCCCATTAGCGTATATCTTCGCTGTTGCCCAGAACGGGAGCACAACCCGGCTTCCTTCGCCGCGTGAGCGGCATTCCAAGTCACGACATAATGCCGCACGAACATTTCATGCTTCTTGGGAAGGACATATTCCTTATCCTTCGTTCGCTTCCGCATTATCTTGCGTCGCATAGTTCAGACTCTCTCATATTGTAGCGGGAATCTGTCGAACGAAAACTCGTCTTTGAGTCCCGTTCGCAAGCGGAAGCGACACTTCTCCAAGTCCCCCTTCACAAAGAAGTCGCGCAACTCGTAAAAAGACACGAGGCGGTCTTTCTGCTTCACAGCATTCAGCGCCGCGATACGCCGCATCTGATTATAACCAACGCAAGCGAAGTAGGTATATTTTTTGACCTTCACTCCCCTGCGCCCATCAGTGTATCCGCCAAGCAAGTTTTCCGCCTTGCGAATGCGGCGTCCCTTCTTCGGAATGCCCCTGTTAATCTGCTCTGTCATGCGTTGAAGGTATATGTCGGACAATGAATACATAGTGACCGTATTTACCTCGTTGGGCTCTACGGTCAGTTCAACACCGTAAAAGCGCCTCAGCAGTTTATTCACTCCATCAACAGTCAGCGCGCGACGCTCCCCCTGCTTATCATCTTCCACCAACACCGCACTCATGCCCTTCTTCTTGGAGTTAATGCGGTTGGAGAATATGACTTCGCGCTTGCCAGAGATGTAGTCATACTCTCCATTAGACAGAACGCGAGGGATGAACACTTTGCGCGTCCCGGCAGTTATGATACCCGCCATGCTATCAGTGCTCCGCCACGGATAATCCCGCGCCCCAGGACCCGACAACGCGAAACCATGATAATCGGCAAGGGGCCTACCCGCTCCATCAGTCAAATAATCCTCAAACATCCGCTCTAACCAGTCCAACCTGCCATGTTTGTCAGTGCTCCCCGATATTCCGATGTAGGTAAAACCCGCATCCAAATAGCGATAGAGCACTTCAACATTTTCGCGCTTATGGACTGTTGGAAGCACATCGTGACCTCGCTCGCGCAAGTAGAGCGCATTCTGAAAACCCTGCTCCACTGCTGACTCTACATCGTCCGGTTGTAGCGTGACCGGAATAACATCCAGCGACGCTATAACATCCACCTCGTCCGCGAACTCATCGAGAAACGCCGCATAGTCCTCTACATTGATTGGGTCGCGCTGATGAAACGCGGAAAACGCGCCGGAGTCGAGAAATATGTTCAGGTGCTTACGCTTCATTACTCTTGCCTCATTCAGTGTCTTCGTCTATCCCCGACATGTCTTGGACCAAGCCATAGTATTGGGGAGACAATCGGATGGAACCGAGAGCGAACTGCCCGGTCTCGTAGTGCTGGTTGATACAGATGCCAAACCCCCCTTCGTCATTTCTGTTGGCCGCCACCAACAAGCGCGCCAAGTTCAGCGTTTTTTCCGCCGCAGTTTGCGAATAGGTAATGACCACATCCGCCGTAGCCACCTTGGAAAAATCTTCGGATATATGTCGGGCATCGACGGAACGGCGACCCGATGCTACTCGATTTGCCTGCGATGCAGTTGCCACTGCTATACCCCTTTCCACCGCGAGCCCGCGAAGTTCCTTGTATAGGTTGCCAAGCCCCAGCCTATAGTCGCCGGACCCCACTTGCATGAGGTCAGCATAATCAACAATGAGCAAGTCGGGCTTCACCCGTTCGGAATCCGCCAGCAGGTCCAGGTATGCCCGCAGTTGCGGCACAGTCAGAGAGCCCGTTGAGAACTGCTTTATAACGAGGCCTCGCATCCGCAGTCCGCGTCGTCTTATCCGTTCCGCGAGCATTTCTTTTATGTCGGGCATCCTCAGATGCAACGAGGGCGTCATACTCTTTACATCAAACCCAGCGAAGTTCCCCGCATCGTCGAAATCAAACTTTGTAGCGGGACTAACCTCACCACGCACTCCGACGCCAAACATGCTTTGAATGTAGCGCATGGCGACGGAAGCCTCGTCCATTTCCAGCGTTATATGAACTACCGACAAACGCCTAACCATCGCCTGCTTCCCCAAGTGCATGAGCGCCCACGACTTCCCCGCTTTAGCAAGTGCGACGAACAGGAACAACCCACCACGCAACGGTGTCGCGCTTCGGTCGTCCAAATGCTTTATGCCGGTAGGCAGGCTGTCACCCTCCTTCCTGTTCAGCGACGCAAGCGACTTTTCCAAATCGGTCAAACGAGTGCCTGCGTCAAACACTTCCAATCGACGCTTGCTCGCTTCCAACAGAATCGCCTCCACCGAGTCCATCGCCTCATGCGTATCCGACCTATTCAATATCTCGGCAGCCCGCAATACACCGTCACGCAAGTGCCTGCTTCTTACGAACGCTTCCAGGCGCCTCATAGTGTAGGCAACCTGGACCTCATGCCCGTCTTTGAACTGATACAGCCGCTCGAGAGTGTCCCTGTATAACTGAGACTCCGTCCTGTCGTCCGAGTTCAGTTTGTCGTCCAATAACGCCGGCAGGCTGTCCTTTGGCGGAGCGCTATATGTATGAACGAAGCGAATACCCCGCGCCACGATATCTCGGTAGTGGGCGTCGAAATAGTCCTCGCGCAACATGCCCGCGAGCACTCCGCTTGCCTTGTCGTCGAACAACAGGAGTATCATTAGGTCCTCCTGTAAATCTCGGCTATCAATACTCATGACTAACAACGCGCTCCACCTCGCGCTCTATGTAGGGCAAGTGCTCCATCCTCACCTCGCCCGGGTCGCTGACATTAGGCGGGTAAAACAAGTCAGGATTGACGGAACGGACAAAGCCAGCGAGTTCCTCCCGCTCCCACTTATATCCGACATGCGCCTGTGCCTTGTCGAGGACGAGCAACGCGGAATCAAACTTGCTCGCTATGTAGCGCAACTTGCTCACCTTGCGAGATATGCTCAAACCAAACACGCAGGTAACCTCATACCCATCGCGCGGAAACAGCATAGCAAGTTTCATAGCGTCAAACAACCCCTCCGCGATGAACAACACTTTGCCGCCACGCATTATCCGTTCTTCACAAAGAAGCATGCGCGCTATGTCACCCCCATCTTTCGGCTTGCTCACGAAATAACGCGTAGCATCATTCCGAACCGTGCGCCCAACCATGGCTACAAGTTCCCCTCCATCCCATAACGGAGCGATTATTCTCTGCTTCCACCAGCCCGAGGTGGAAAAGCGGAGGTCGAAACGCTCCGCGATGCGTCTTGGCTTCTTAAACCCCCTGCTTTTCATGTAGCATACATAACGCGCCGCAAATTCCTTCCTACACCCCGCAAGCGAAAAGCACTTGTTCCAATCGCTGACAAGCGCGCTATTATCGATAACGCCAACCTCTCCCGTCCCCTGCAGGAGCGCCAGTTGTTCCTCCCAACGCGAATTATCGCGCAGTGAGCGTGTAGCGCGAAACTCCCCTGTTTCACGCCTGGCTTGTTCATATGAAATACCAGTGAGCGCGGCGACTACCCACCACAACCTACGCCCCCGATGCGCCGGGTTTCTCCAACAGCCATAGGCAGTTGTAGTCAGCGATATGCCAAGATGTTGCGATGGGTCAGGGTCACGCTCCCGCTCACAGAACGGACATTTTACCGCGATGTGGCCATGCGCCACATTCCTGCCCTCGGATACATATCGGACGCCGTATTTATCGAGTATCTGCCTTATCTTCAAATGAGCATCGGCCATTTATTATTTCCTCGAGCAGGTTCTTGCCCTCTTGGAGCATCTGAAGTATCCGCAAGTCTATGCTGTTGCGGGCTACTATATCATACACGAACACGGAACGGTCTTGTCCGTGCCTAATAATGCGCCGCGACGCCTGCTTCCTGACTATCGGCGACACGGGAGTTTCGTAGAATACAAGGTAGTTGGCTACCTGTAGGTTGAGGCCGAAGGAGCCAGACTTGTTATTGACGACGAGTGCTCGCAATTCATTGTCAGGGTCGGCAAACGCCTTCAGCGTCCTATCCAGGTTCTTACTGCCCGAATACACCGACGCGCATTTCACCCCGTCCTTTGTCAATCGGTCACATATAATGCCTCCGCTATACAGGAACTCAAAGAACACTACCAACTTGCGCTTCCCGGGGATGCTCTCCACCAACCCGGACAACGCTTCCAACCTCTCATTCACGGCATCCAGTTCCACCGCTTCCCTGTCCTCGTCCTCAAATGTTATGTAGCGAAAACCTGACGCTACCTGACGCATGGCAGTGAAGGAGTTGCGAATGCGCTCACCGTCTTCCTCCTGCCGCGCAAGTGAGAGCATTTCCCCATATTGTTCCCGCGCATGCTCGCCCATAACAAATGGGGAGCGCGACTCTACAACTGCCGGAAGGTCAATACACTCCGACGCCTCATAGCGTATGGAGCGGTGCTTTACCATGCGATTCAGAACCTTGTTATTGGCTTTCGGCAGAGTGTAGTCATAGATAGGGACATACCGCCCCTTCACTCGTATTCGCATCCTCTCCGTTTTCGCGAATAGGGCTTCTCGAAACAGCCCAATATGTGCTCCAAGCGTTTCCCCGCCATCGACGACGCGAAACTGCCCCCACAAATCCATGGCGTCCCTACCATGAGGCGTTCCAGTCAGCCCATAACAATACGACACCGACCCGCCAAGTTCTTTACAAACGCGGAATGTCAGACTTGTCGTGTTCTTGACAGCAGTAGATTCGTCGAGTATCAGTCCGTCAAACTGCTCACATAACTCGTCCAACTTGCTCTGCGTTATAACCCACTTCTGCTTCCCATTTACCCGTCGTGGCGTAGTAGCCAACCTTACAATCTTGGAATACAACGCAACTGATACATCCACGCTATCCTCGAGTGTAGTCAATTCCGCGACAGATAATGACGGCTGATGCTTCCGCGCTTCCGCGAGCCATGTTTCTATATTGGAACGGTTGGGGACGAGCACCAATGCACGAGCGCATCCGCGTCCCCGCATGTGCCTTATCAAATCCAACGCTATCTTTGACTTGCCAGTGCCGCAATCGAGAAAAAACAGGAACCTGCTATACGCCGTGCCAATCAAAAGGCAAACCTTCTGATGTAGCATGGGCGCAGTTTGCGTCTCCACCTTGACGCTATTGTATTCCTCATCGATGTCCGCAGGAGACGCGGACTTCATCCAATCAAACTCATCCAGCGACCTGCAGACGAACTCCCGCAGGGCGCTCGGGGCAATCATACAACACCGAACGCGGCGCGAATTTTATTGTTCTCGAACACATGGACTTTCCGCAACGCAACGCCACGCTCACGCGCCGCTTCGCTCTGTTCCACTTGCGGCGCGGCCGATTCCGAGTAGTGAGAGACAAAGTTGCCCTCTCCATAGTAGGTGCCTTGCATGACAAGCGGGGCTCGGTCAAATAACCAGCGCGCAAAGTATTCGCTGCTAATAACAGGAAACACTTGGAGCGAAAGAGCGTTCAGTTTGTCAAGAGCCTTAAACATATCAAGATGCGGGTCATCACTCCGTATCAGCACCGTGTGGTCAAACTTGCTACGCAAGAAATTCTCGAGCACTCCCAACGCGGAAAGGTCGATAACAAATCCGTCCCCGTTCAGTTTCTCCGCTACAAAATCGAAACGGAACGAACGGCAGTAGCCATGCAGTTTCGCGCAAGCGCCGTCATGCTCGGGTATGCGGTGAGCGCAAGGGAAGTCATGAAATGTCTTCGATGCGTAGTATCGCTCTGTCATGTCAAATCACCAGTTCGGAGTTAATGTTGGAAAACAATTCGGAACGCAAAGACTTGCTATCGCGAAATGCCCCACGAAGGTCTGAGCATACCGTTATACTACCGGGCTTGCTCACGCCACGCATCTCCATGCACATGTGTCGCGCATGTGATACAACCGCAACACCTCGCGGCTTGAGGCGGGACTCGACGATATTCGCAATCGTGTTAGTGTAGTGCTCCTGCACCTGAAGGCGTTTGGACACCAGTTCAGCGACACGGACAAACTTGGAAAGCCCCACTATCTTGCTGTCCGGCAAATACGCTATATGAACACGGCCGAAGAACGGAATCATGTGATGCTCACAGAAAGTGTAAAAGCGGATATCTTTCACGAGCACCATATGGTCGGAGTTGCGGGAAGGAAACAAAGTCATTTTGTTCGCTATAGATTCGTCGGACAAGTTTCGCCCGCCAAACATATCTCCCCACGCGGCCGCGAACCTCTCGATAGTTCTGCGTCGCTCCTCCAATACAACGGAGGCTTCATGCGACGCAGTATCAAACAGGGTCGCGGCCGCTATTTCCAAATGCTTATCAGACATGTTATCGCCCGAGGAATTCCGCCGCCTGAGTTTTGGAAAACCAGCCAGTGTCATACATGATATTCATCGTGCGGCGGGCAACACCGATAGCACGCTTCGCGGTGAAGGGCGAAATCGTCATGTTGCTCTTCGCAAGATGCGCTACCACATCCTCCGGCTTCGTGCCCCTGCCGTTCTCCAAGTAGAACACGGTTGCGGCGCGAACAACACCATCCCCGCGTTTGCGCTTGCCAGTGATGCCCTCCTTACCCTTGGCATCAACCTTCTTCGAAGTCTTCTTGGAAGCAGACTTGGGCTTTGCGTTTGCTTCCTTTTTAACAGCCGCAAACCACTCTTTGAAGCCCTCGGGCGCCTTGAGCGGTTTGGACTCGTCCAGCGCAACCACCGCGGAGTCAAACCAAGAAACTGCCTCCTTCGACATTTTCTTGTATTCCGCATCGGACAAATCATTCAGTTCATACGCAATATCTTCGAGAGTTTGCGCATCCGACTTTGTCGCGTCCGCCGTGAAGTTTGCGGCCTTGACCAGTTCGTCGATAAGTTTGCTCTTGCCAGTCATTTCAAATGCTCCAGGTTGCGAGGCTCTCGCCTCTGGGTTAGTGAGAGCAAGCGCTCTCGATGCCATACTATACTCGGAATTGGAGAATAGTTGGCGCAGTTCAGCGAGCGGCTTCCGCTTTCGGTCAAACCCGAAATACGCCCTAACGGAAGACTCTGACAACTTGCCCCCACGCGACAGCGACGCATAATCGGAAAACAACTGCATGACAAGGTCTTGCATATCGGTAGGCGCAAACGAAAGCGCCGCGCCTAACTCCAGCCATTCGTCATGCGTATCCGCTATACCTATGTCCGAAGAATTCTCCTCAAACGGGACATAGCGCCGCGACATGCTATTCACCCGGTTCAGGACTGATATCTTGAACAAGGCCATCAAGTGCTTTGCTTCTACATCTTGATACCGCTTCTTGACGCGCAGGAACACTATGAGCAGTTCTTGCCATAGGTCATCGGCGTCCAGTTGTCCGTGAAAGCGCCACATGTTGCGCTTTATGAATTTGGAAGTCCAACCGACGAAGGGCAGGGTCATACCCACGGATTCCAACTGCTGGGTAGAGTAAAGAGTCATTTCTTGATACCTCATAAGTGAGTGGTAGCAACATAGTAGCCACCCGCTCAACAAAAAGCAACCGCTATTTCACAATTATTTCAGAACTCTGTCCGCATTTCACGACAGTTGTCGTAGAGTCAAACGGGAAATCTACTGCCACATGGTCAATGACGAAGATAGAGCGGCCCTTCTCGATAGCGCGCGAGCGCAAGTTCTCCATTAGGTCCATAACTCCCCTGCGACTGAGGTGAGTAGTGGGCTCATCCCAAACTTCCCAAGACGCATCCACTCCATTCTGTTCCAATATAAGATTGGAAATGCCTAACTCACATGCCAGGCGCAGTCTTTGATACTCTCCGCCACTCCATGCAGTCCAAGGCACGGGAGAGGGCGAATGGTCCGAAGTAACCATAACATCAAACTTGTTGCTCACAACGCCCGACTCGTTTTCACGCTCACATGCAAACTCCACTCTCATGTCCGACATCCCGAACGCGGAGAGGTTGTTATTTACTTCCACTTCCAGAACATCGAGGGCGCTCTCCACCACGAACAAACGCAGGTCGCGAAAGCCATCCACCCAGAACTCTGCAGCCGCGAGTTCAGCGCGCTCTCGCTTCAGGTTCTGCGAAGCACGACGCTTTGCCCGCGCCAACCTTTCCAAAGTCTCCCTGTATTGTTTAACCACAGTCTTATGCGGATTCTTTGCGCCCTCCAAATGCTTCACGAAGTCGCGCTTGCTGACGATGTTCGCATCCACTTCACGCTCGTCGCCTTGCAAATCATGTCTCTTGTCCGACAACTCTACAACCTTCATATTCAGCGCGACAAACTTCTTGCGGAGGGCATCCACCTCAACCTCGCTCCGCTTCTTGCGCTCTTCCAAGCCGCTAATGGAGGCGTCCAGTTTGCGAACTGCTACACGGCACTTTCTGCGCTCCGCAGTCTGATGTTCAGCGAGTTGTTTAACATTCCCCTCACCCACTTTCTGGAAGCATGCAGGGCAAGTCGCACCAGACAAACTCCGGACATTCGACACATCCTGGTCCAACTGCTGGACGCGCGATTTTAGGTTTGCCCTTTCCTTGTTCGCGTCGTCCAACTTGTCGGCGACATTATCCAACTCCCGGCGCGCCTTGTCAAACTTGTGCTCCGCAGTATCAGCCTTCCGGCGTGCCTCTTTGCGTCGCTTCTGAATACTCACGAGCGCCTTGTATATGTTGTCGGCCTTTGCCTCCGCCTTGGCAAGTTCCTTCTTTGCCTTCGCTACTTCCTTATTGTGCTCCCGCTTCCAATCCTTCATCGTGCTCTCGGCAACGCTGAAGTTGGCTTCCGTGTCCCTGACAGATTCGGCGTTATGCGCTAACTTTGCCTCGTCAGCTATAATGCGTTCCTTTATGCCGGATGCTTTTGCGCGGCAATCGCGCGACAAACCATGCCAACGATTGAGGCGAAGGATGTCCGTCATAGTAGCAAGTTGTTCAGCAGGCGTAGATTCGAAAAACATGCTGGAAAACTGCCCGCGAATAAATGCCGGACCAAACAGAACTGCTGGCATTCCGACGAGAGCATCGACCTCCACCTGCGTCACCTCGCGTTTTGTTCCATCCCCTCGCACCACTACTATGCTCCCCTTGCCCCCTCGACAACGCGTGATTTGGAGCGTTTCCCCTCGTATCTCGAGCGCAACTGCTACTCGCGTCCGCCGCTCCCCCCAACTTGTGATGGCCGCAGTTGCGCTCCCCCCACGAAGCGTCTTGCCAAACAAACACCAATGAACTGCTTCAAACAGCGACGACTTCCCCGCGCCGTTGCCTTCCAACGAAGCAAGGTGCTCATTGCGCCCAGAAACAAAATGGAGGCCCACTCCAAACTGGGAAAAATCGAGACTATGCTCCCCGTAGAACGAGCGAAAGTTTTCCAGTTCAAGATTCAGCAGTTTCATGTTCCAACTCCGCTATTAGATTCTCGGCATAACGCACGAATTTCTTTGGCACCGCCCTTGCTTCACAGAACGCGGCAAACAACGCGCGAGTCGATAAATGCGACGGAGCAGGAACATCCGCGCTCTCCACTTCATCCGCATGCACCGACAACGAAGATATGTGAGCACCTGAGTCCTTCACAAGCGCAACGCATTCGCTTCTCATCTCCGGGGACTTCGGCATGTCCTTTCTGGAGATGGCAAGCCTCACCCTCACCATGTCTCCGTCCGATACATCACGCAACCTATCACGCAGTTGCGCGACACTTGCCACATCGAGGGTCCATTTTCGCATGCATTTCAGGTGCTCGTCCGAAGCATGCCCTGTTTCCAAATCATACAACACCACTCGCCCTCGATACTCGTCCCCGAATTTTATTTGGTAAGGCGCTCCGATGTATTCAAGGAGCCCGACTTTCTGCGGAACATGAATGTCCCCGCTATACACTTTGCCCCACCTCGCAAACTCCTCCCGCAAATCGTCGTGTTCCGTCCCTTCCGTGATAGTAGTGCCATTCGACAACTGACTGCCGCGTATCGTCTGATGCATGAGCAGCAAATCATGCCTTTCCGCAAGCGCACCCACTTGTCGGACAGCATCTAACAAGTCCTCGCCCTCCCTCTGAAACGGAACAATACCAACTCCCCATCCCTCCATCATGTCCTGGTAACTCGGCTCCCTGTAAAACACTACACGGGGAATATGCGACAGAAACCCAAAGAACGGGTCCCCGTTATGTATGAAGTCATGGTTCCCCATTAGGCAAGTGACCGCATTATCCGAATCGTGGTTTGGCACTGCATCGGCGAGCATCAGCAGTTCATCGGCGACACGATTTACCAGGCGCGAACTATGTCTATCTTTGGAATCCGTTATGTCGCCCAATATAAACACTCGCGCAACTTTTTCGCGCTCACATAACTCACGCAGGAACGGGAACAGTCCCCACCTATATTCATCGGCAGGCTTGTCAGTCAAATGTAGGTCGCTGGCGAGCAGGATTTTCATAACACATCCAACAGAGGCATCGTCAATCCTTCTATACGCGACTTCGCAACACTCACAAACTCCTCGCTAATATCACAACCCTGGAACCGCCTGCCAAGCGCAAGTGCCGCTTCCGCAGTTGTTCCGCTTCCAAGGTAGGGGTCTATTACCAAATCCCCTTTGTCGCTATGCTTTGCGATGATTGTCTTGAACAATTCCACCGGTTTCTGCGTAGGATGTAGTCGAGGATTCTGCGGTATGGGGCACTTGTATAGGCCCAAGTCGTATTGAGAATTGAAGGTGCTCTTGCCCCCTTTTACCGCGCTCACCGCCACCTCACGGCCATTCGACAGGTAGGTTGCCTTGGAGTTGATTGGAACGGGGTTTGTCTTCACCCACTCGAGGAAGCGCAACTGAACGAATCCCGCATCCCGCATGGCGTCCGCAAGTTTGTTGAACTTCCAAATGTCATAAAACACTACCGCACTTCCGCCCTTTCGCAACGCATTATACATATAGCGCGCCAACTCGCTCACATCTATCTCGACATGGTCCCACTCACCGAAATCCGTAGGCATGTCCAAATGCTCACATGAATTGGGCCCAACCGGAAACCTGTTGCCACCCGGCATCGATATAGCGTAGGGCGGGTCGGTCAATATCAGGTCTGCGTCGCTGACGAAAGTCAGCATCTTGATAGCGTCCCTAACCTCTATAACGCAATCACTTTTCATACTCGCTTCGGGCAGTTATCGAGCAGTTCTGACTTTGCCTTTGTCAAATACTCCTCGAATAATGCAATAACAATCTCATCGCCGAGTTTGTTTCGCAAACGCAGGTTGGCGGGCATGCCAACCAAATCGAACACTCGCAAGGAGGTTATAACAAGAGTCTTTTTCCGGTTCTGACGCAACACGAGGAACGGACAACGCGGATGACCATTATTCCTGTTCGCTTTCGCGGTTGTATATGCCTGATGCCATGCTAACGCTATTGGACCTGCGTCATTAAACAGGTAGTGCTCCAAACGCAGGTCGGCAAGAAACTTACATTCCGCCACGACCTCACGAATGAATATAGCCGCGCGCCCTTCGTGTATGTCCCCTTTCGCGAACAGAGAGGATATGTCCCCAGTCTGGGTTGGGCGGAGAATGCCGTGCTTTGCGCCAGCAGTTGCGCGGCCGCCAGACATAGCGGAACGCCAAAACAGGTCGTCACGCTCTCCCTTGCTAATCCATCCCGACAAGTCACGGCAAACTTGGCGCTCAAACGACGCTCCCTTTTCCTTTCCGCCGCCCGGCCTCATAACAACTGCTCCAGACTCCTTCTCACTTCCGCTACTCGCGCCTCGATGCCACCGAGTTGGGCGCGGAGCGAATTACTTTGAGCATCGGACATGTGTCTCATGCCGCTCACCAAATCGGACAAGTCACTCTCGATGCCTTCCAAATCATCGCATGCATTATACACATCGCTGTTGTCCTTCTGCTTCACATCCTCATACAGGAGAAGCACATGGGCACAACGCGACAAATACCGATTCAACTTCTCCCGGAAATAGCGGGAGCAGTATCGGTCAATCAGTTCGCGTATAACGCTATTGATTTCTTTGTCGGTGGCAGTTGCCACACTTGCGGGATAGTGAATATTCATGTTGCCTCCGATTGAGTCAATCATACTTTCGATTTACAGGACGAAACTTTTCCTCAATAACGCCCCACCCGTCGCGAACCAACTGGCTCACATGACTACTATACTCGCGCCGAGACTGGTCATTCATAGCGCGATACCGTTTTATTTCAACGGTAGGTCTGCTCATGCCATTCGCGTCCAGCAGTTTGTTATCCTCCAGCCAACGCAGACATGCGACAACATCGTCGATGCCGTATCCAAACAATATGGGGAACTCACAATAGCGCAAAGGCATCCCCACTTTATTCTTTTCACACTTCGCGCGAATATCAACTCCAACTTCACGCTTCACGCCGTCGATTGTTTTCGTGATGCGCCCCTTGTGATGTAAGAACAGAACCTGCGACGCGTAGAAATCCAGAGCCTTGCCCCCACTACGACGGACATTACTCCCAAACGCAACGCCTATATTGGCTCTCACTTGGGAAATCACGAGCAGAAGCATATTGCTTCCATGCATTTCTCGAACAAGCCTGCGAAACAACTCGGACAACTTTTTCTGCTTTCCCATCCCGTATGTCCCGTCGCGAATGTCGCGCCCCATTTCCGTTTCGTCCGATAACGCGTCAAGGGAATCTACGATGTAGAGCACGGGGTCTTTGTCCTTGTTATCCGCTATAACGCTATGAATGTTGTCATACATCCCCTCCACCGTGCCGCAGTCGTCCAGCATCTCGACATCGCTCAAGGGTATGCCGAGACTCTGAGCATAGCCAGCGTCAAACGCGGCCTCCGTCTCATTATAAACGACACGACAGTTGCCACGATACTTGGCACGGAAGTTGGCTATACACTCGATAGCCAGAAGCGTCTTGCCCGTCGATTTGTCGCCCACTATATTTGCGACACGACCAAGAGCCCATCCGCCACCCAATACCAGGTCCAACGCGGTGCATCCGGTCGGAACAAACTCCACCGAACTCTCCGCCGAGTATATCGACCTCTTTCGCAAACTGCGTCTCATCGTGTCCTCACTTGTAAAAGCGTATTTCGCGCTTGCGCTACAAACGCATTAGGGAAGCGTAAAAAGCAAACAGGGAGCGAATGGGGAGCGATTTGCGCTTTGTGGCGCAAACTACTCCCCTGCGTCTCAGTAGGGAATGTCCTCGCTAAAATCGACTTCATCCTTTTCCCCTTTGCGCTTCTTCGCCATTTCCTTCAACCTGCTCCGCGCGTCTTTGTCCTTCTTCCCCTTCTTGCCCTTGCCCTTGCCTTTGCCCCCAACATCGAGGTCATCCTCATCGCGCGACTTGTCAGTGGCATCCGCCGCATCCGCCGCGCTTGCGCCATGAAGCACTTGTTTGATGTGCTCATAGGAGTAGTATTGGAGAGCGTCGGGCAACGGCGTTTTCATGGCAACATCCATCCATTTGTCCGCCGTCTTATGGTCGGAGGAAAGCGGGGACTTGCGGCGCGAAACTGAGATGCCTACATATTTAGTTTTCATGCCAGAGCCTTCACGCGAAAACACCACATCATAGCCGTTATCCGGGTCATCGACATCCAACACCTGCCCCGTCTCATCGTCGATGAGTTGCGCGGACAGTTCTTTGTCGAAGGTGTAGGGAGAGAGCCACACTTGCGGACCTTCCGCCTCATTTGCGCGGTCGATGAGATAAATAGCGACGCGCTTTCGCGGCCACAACGCCTTTGCCGCTTCCTCGTCCCCCTGTTGCTCACAACGCCGTTGTTCCTGCTCAAGCGGACATTCTTTGCCAAGCATGCGAGCAAGCGACAGATACTGGTTATTGTCGGAGCCCACGCCATACACGACATATACATCTTTGCCGAAGTGGGTTGCTTCATCCCATGTCGGCGGCAGGATGCGAATGCGATACTTGGTATCCGCCTTGGGTGAAAACACTTTCACGCCCTCTTTCAGCAGTCGGTCATACTGCCCGGCGCTTTGGTTCGCGCGGTCAAGGACTTGCTCCGGTGACCGCTTCTGGTATTTGAACTTCTTCATAACTCACATTCCTCGTCTAAGGTTTTTGACGCGTTCATATAGTAGCGTCGGGTGGAAAAGTATGCCGTCGCAACAGTCTTCGCTAATACATATACAGCGACTACCACGAGCGGCGCGAAAACAACTACGAGCGCAATAACAACCGCTACCTGGGGAATATCCAAAATCATGTCCCCCGTTTGCGATGCGTCGCAAGTTTTTTCCGGTTAGCAGAATACTTTGCGGTGTCCGCGGCCTTGATAGAAGAATCCTGCATGAGGGAATGGACGGACAGTGATACAAGGTCACGAATAGCGAATGAACGCTGGGCGAACGCCGCCTTGAGATTCTGCGTCTGTTCCACCACACCATTCGCTTCCGCAAGCCTCTTCCGCGCTTTCTTTACCCGCTTGCTCACGGCAACGCGGGAATTCACCAGCGCCTCAGTCACTCGGTCGCCCCCTGCCTCCAACTCACGGCGAATGTTGAGGCCCTCGTCGCTTGTTAT